GTAGCAGAACTAATAATTCTACTGTTGTCTTCTGTAATCTGACTATCTGCAGCCATTACAGACCAGCCATCACCCTGTATACCTACGATTGTTGTCATTCAGTTTTCTCCACCCAAAGTTGCAAACCTCTTTCAATAATTCTAACCTGATTATGAACATCATACAGGAATCTGTCTGCACCCATTTGAACTTCTACATTCATTCCATTCCAGCCATAGTCGTCAAAGGACATCAGTCCACCTACTTTTAGTAGTTGCCAGGAGTATCTGGCATCATCATAAACATCCATTAGTTTATGACTTCCATCCACATATACGAAATCAAAAAAGTTTCTTTTCTCATCTAACATAGAAGGCAGGATAGCTTTTGAGTCACCACGAAGCTTAGTTACATTATTAAACTTTTCTACCTTTGACATGTATGTATTTTCTACTTCTGCCCAGTTAAAGGTTTTATGTATTTCTTCATCTGATCCAGCCCAAGTATCTAGGTCATATAGGCTTGAGTTACTTCCAGTAAGTATTTTTTCTAACATCCACAAGGAGGCATCGCCAGTGTAGGCACCTATTTGTAAAAAGTTAATGTTATCTTGACCAGAAAAACGTGATAAGTTTCTCTCAAAGCTGTCCTGGACATTAGCAAACCAATTAGGATATTCCATTTATAACTCTTCCCATTCTTCCGACTCGTCGTCGTCGTGGTCGAACATATCTTCTATACTATCTAGTATAGCAACTCCTTTTAAAATTGTCCATAGGTATATAATGCCTAATAGACTAATTAAAGATCCCCAACCTATTATCTTCTTTTTCATTTTTTCTCCCGTATAATTATATTAGAGTTGTTTTTCCAGGCCTCATAATAGGCATCTTTATCTTTACTTAATTTAGTAATGATCTGCTTAGCCTTAATTAACCTATAGGAATACCACCATACAGTTATAATCAAATAAAATATAAGGACTTTCTCAATCATTGGGTCTGCCTATATCTTCCCAAAATTTTTCTCTTCCCATGGCATCTGTTTCAATTCTTATTTTCCCGTCAGAATTATATTGAAATTCCTCTACGACAGCCCATGATGGTGGATCAAACATTTTTCTTAATTCTGGAAGTGGCATCGCACCAGATTTTCTTATCACATGCATATTGCTAGTAGCAATAAATGTTGGTACAGATGAAACATTATATTCTTTAGCTATTTCTGGCTCAGCATCTATATCTATTTTAATATAATCAATATCTGGATTTTCAGATATTAATATGTCAATTGTTGGCAGCATTTTCTTGCATGGCTGGCACCAATCGGCTGTAAAGTGTATCAATGACTTATTAGATATATTAACTCTATCTTTTACTTCATACAGATGCATTAGACTCTCCAATTGCCTTTTCTACCTCATCTTTAAAGGTGCTCAAAACAAAATCTGTAACAAGGGCGCAGTAGCCCATCTTTTTATCAATCTCGTTCATATCTAAATCTTTGCCTTCAAACAGCTTATCAAATAACTTTTTTGCCACATGTGCAGATATTACGCTTAGATCTTCATTGTTCATGCTAGACTCCCGCCCTGACTATATATTTATAATACATCATTTTTGTAGTTTGGTCAATATGTTTGGTATAATAATGTATACTTAATTTATTGGAGATAATACTTTTGAACGATACCGTTGTTGTAGCCCTACTTGGAATAGTGGGATCCGTTATTGCATTTTTTCTAGGTAAGCCTAAGCAACATGCTGAGGTTACTGGATCTATAGTATCAGCAGCCGAAACATCGGTAGAAATGCTTTTAAAGGTAATGGATGAATTAAAATTATCAATGAATGAAATAAAAGAAACAAACGACCTACTTAAGCTTGAAATTGATAATTTAATTGAAGAGAACATAAACCTACAAAAAGAAATAGCAGATGTTAAGGAACAAAACATCAAGCTCTTGGCAGAAAACGTCAAGCTGCGTAAAGAAATCCACAAAATAAATACCAACCTATCTAAATAATAATTTCGTTAGCTGTAATATCTTTTCCGTGATATCTTCTTTTTACTATATAATCTCTAACCTTATCTGGGCCGTACTGTCTACCGCCTAGAATGATTGCCCATCTTGGCTCATATTTACCCTCAATACAAGCATCACACATTATTAAATTGATATCAAATAACGATGATTTGATTGGTGTTAGCCTATGTTTTTGCTTACCACATGAATAGCAAAGCATTTAGTTCTCCTCTTCCCAAAAGTCTGGATAATGAATTTCTTCTACTATGTCGAAATCATCATTTTCAATATAGGTTTCAAACATTGTCTTGTCTTTAAAATATTTTACCCTGGATACATGTGCACCATATGAAACAATTTCACCGTACACACTTTCTGAATGGATATATATTTTATCCCCGTTACTCATATGCCCTCCGCAACCTCTAGATCACACTTAACTCCAAAAGTCTCAACAAGTTTTTTAACCATGTTCAAATACTCCATGATCGTAATATGTTGTGCGGAGCTAAAGTCTGACAAATTCGATTCATAGATTCTAACACTCAACATGCCAGGATATTCTACAACCGAAACCTTTAAATTCGGATAAGGCAATTTTATCTGCCTTATAGCTTTGGCTATATCATCACTGTATAGTGTCATATACACCAAGAGCTTCTAGTATAAGTCTCCAGTCTTCCTGTGACTTATGCATATTTCTGGATCTATCTACCTTACCATTAGATAAGTATATCCCGCCCCAGACACCAACTTCAGCATTATCAATGCCAGTTTTATGGCAATTCTTTAACACTGGACACGATAAACACATAGCATCTATTGTTGCAGCGTGTATCGCATCTTCTTCGTACTTATCAAAAAAATAATCTGTTGGCAGCCCATTACAAGCAGCCAGGTCTTGCCACCTAAATCTATCTTTATCTAGTCCTAGTTTATCTAGAAGATCTGACACTTGTAGGTACTTTCCATAGCCCGTTGTTGTTTACAACAACTCTTTTAGCAGTACCCCACTGGTCATTGTGAAATCTCCCATTAGTTTTTGACCAACCAGAACTTGTTGGTTGCCAAATTATAATGTCGTAGTTTTCCCACCATACATTCGGTGTATTTTTTACAAAAGATTCTGCTTGATTTAAATCCAACATGTTGAACTTTAATGCTGTCATTTTTTTTCCTTAGATAACTTATTAAAGCTAGAAGATTTTTCTAGCCTAGACATTCTTTGCTGCTCCTGTAGTGCAATGTATTTTACAAGCACTCTAAGAAGCTTTTCAATCTCCTTTACAGATACAGCAATTTGCTTAATAGATTTAATCATTATATATATAGTATCAAATTTATAGGGTATATGTCAAGCGGTTTTATGCTCTATAACCCTTATATTATTTTTTTGGGCAAACTCTCTTATTTTGCCAGCCCTAAAGTCTTTACCACGATTAAACAAAACCATGAAATCTGGGGACTGGTCCAAAACTTTATCTAGTCTTTGATCAAAATCTATAGACTTAGACGGTATGAATTCAGATACTTTAAAACCTTTTCCAGTAAGAAAGTTCTTAGTTTTTGCAACATAAGAGCCTACTATTTGTTCTGCGCCCAGTCTGTCTAGGTGCATAAAGGTAATATTTTTATCTTCTTTATCCATTTCTTGAATCATTAATGTAATAACTCTAGCAATAGTTAATGAATCATCCCAGTCTTGGGATCCAGTAGCCCATAATTTCATTACCTACTCCGTAGGTTGATTTACTTTTGGAGCTTCTGTTACAACTTGTGCTTCTGTTTGAACTGCTTCAACTGGAGCATCGTTTTGTACTTCAGCTTTTGGCTCTTCCGATACTGGAGTAGCAACTGTTGGCTCAGCAACAACTGGTTCAGCAACAACTGGAGCAACTTCAACTGGGGCAACTTCTGCTACGGCAGGAACTTCAACAGTTTCTTTTACTTCTACATTTTCTGTAATTTGTGCGACTGGTTGTGTTTGTGCTGGAACTTGTTCCTCTACTACGGGTACATTATTTCCAACCGCTGGCTCTGTGTCTGGTTCTAGTGGAGCATCAATTTCTTCTACTTCCACGGCCTGAGCAGAGTTTTCTCTACCCAATTGTCCAAGGAATGCTCCGTCCCAAATTGAACTCATTTTTCTCATTTCTCTTTTATTCTTGATTGATTGTGCCTTTTGACGAGACCAAGAATAACCTGCGTCTCCTCCCCAAAGATCCCAAGCAACACGGCCTGGGCTAGGGAAACCTTCTTCACCAGAACTAAATCCAGTGGCTTTTTTATCTACCTCGTGTCTACTAAAAAAAGAGTACATACGCATTACAGTACTTTCGCTTAGAGATTCATTATTTACTATTTGGTTTGCACGAGTTAAACCAATTCTAGTTCCACCACGTCTTCCTTCTTTTTTCCATTGAAGGGCACGACGAGCAGCAGACTTCATACCATCTGTTGGTTTATATCCTTCAGCCATACTTCTTCACCATCCTCTAATACTTGTAATGGAACATGCATGGGACACAAGTAAATTTGCTCACCACTTTTTGTCTTTGAAAAAACAATAAGCAGTTCTTTTGTGCCACAGCTTGTACACTCTATCATATAATTATACCATCAATCTTTGGGATCGTCCATATGATAAAAGCCATATTTTTCAATCTCATTTATACCCTCATTACTAACACTAAATATAGCCTCTAAATTCTCATTATACTGAACGTCAACCAAGCCTTTATTAAACAAATCCATTAATGATTCTTCAAGGTCTTCGTTAAAAACCTCTAGGAGTTCTGGGCAGTATTCTTTCATTTTATCTGGGTCTATTTTATACAATAGTTCGCCATCTTTAGATACCCCATCTATGTTTATTGCACCAACATCCATTAAATAGGTAAATAAGGCGTCTTCCTCTTCCCTACTGCTGTCTTCCATACTTCTCCTTTTCTAGAGCCCCTGGAGGGATTTGAACCCCCGACCTACCGCTTACAAGGCGGTTGCTCTGCCACTGAGCTACAGAGGCTAAGCGTCCCTGGCAGGAATCGAACCTGCGACCTACTGCTTAGAAGGCAGTTGCTCTATCCTACTGAGCTACAGAGACATATACATTTATTCAACGTATACGTCGACCAACTTATTTTTTTTAAGCCAATCAAATGTAGCCATAAGTTGCTCCCTTGTCTCACAAGTTTCACAACCATCGTACAGATCGTAGGGCTCCCAGTTATCCTTTATATCATCTTCGTATAAAAAATTATAACATGAATTTCTATGATCTGTAATAAAATTCTGCAGTTGCTCTGCCTCAAGCGTTGTTAATTTAACTTCCTGCATTATTTCTCTCCCAATGTGTTACCCAAAAATACTGGCATTTGTCACAGCACGGAGTATTGTATGGGCTAGTAGTAGCGTGTTGATATTTAATATAATACATAGGATCTTTTTTAAATAGATTAGCTTTATGTGTGGTGATGATACGCATAACTGTATCTTGATTCATCCACCAATTTTGTGGGTGCTTTCCCCAATCACTACTAAATCTATTATATAAAGAATTTAAATTATCTTCGTTCTTATCTGTTTTGATGCCACGACCCTTAGCTTCATGTATCATTGACTGAACATATTTCCATAGGCCATGCTCATAGCCTTTCCACATTAAAACTGCTGGATGATTTCTCCATGCTCCAGAAGGCGAATTATTTGATAGGATATTTAGTATTTGATAGCACTCTAATATTTGTTTATTTAATCTTTTAGAGTCAAGCGACTTAGCGCATTCGTATGAATTTGTAGATGTTAGAAATGTTTGCATCTCTATCCATTCTCTAGTAGTTATATAATAATTGTATACTATTAATTTGTACTATGTCAATAGGAGGGGCAGACCAAAAAGGTGTGGTGGTGGAATTTTGATCCGCCCCAGCGATCTTAACCAGACTTGAACTGGTGTCTTCCAATATAATGGTGTTCTAACCTACTGAACTATAAGACCTAGGTGGGGCATTTTATACACATACCCCAGGTGTCAGAAGTTACTTCTTAAGAAGTAGTTTCTGTAATGCTGCAATTTGCTTATTGATTTGAGCAATAAGAGCAACGATTGCCTTTAGAACTTCAGCATTGGATACCTCTGCTGAGCTTGGTGCAACCTTGTATGATACTACCTTAGCAGAATCTGTTGATACATAAGCAGGTAGATCAACTACCGCATTGTATGAACCAGTGTTATTACCAACGGTAAACTTGTATGTCTTGGCACCGTTTGTAAATGTATCTGTTGAGGCAGCAGTTCCGATTAGCGTTAAGCCACCAGCAGAAATTGCTACTCCTGTTCCAAGTGTCGCTGCATCGTGTACCTTTGCTCCTGAAATATCAGTTGCACTTACGGTTAATGTTGCAATCTCTCCTGGAAGATAAGAAGCCTTATCCATTGTTGCTGTGTACTTATTTACACCTTGACCGCAACGTGCATCAAACTCATTTGAGTAGATTACTGAAAGGTCTGAAAGTGTGTGCTGAATACGTACCTTTGTTGATCCTGATGTAGCAGCGCATGTCCAACCACCAGTTTGTACTGCTGTAGCAGATGATGCTCCGCCAACAGAAACTGCAGTTACTTGTGCGCTATACTTTGTGGTATCAGCAGTTGGAGTAATTCCAGCTAATTGATTACCAGCAGAATCTTTGACTACAAAGTCATAGGTTCCTGTACGTGCTCCGCCAGCCTGTGCAATATCTTCACCAGAAACTACGATAGACGCAGCTTGTCCAGTAAAGTTAATTGATTTTGTTGTAAGTAGTGTTCCATTAAATGTGATTGTAATGGTTGTTGATACTGGCTTTCCAGCATTAGCAGTACCTTGAGTTACATAAAGAACTCCGCCAACACCAGTTTTTGCTGCTGCATTTACTTGTGTTGTTGGTGCTGCATCCCACGCTACAACTGCTCCGCCAGTAGCAATTGCTTGGATTACACCATTTGTTGAAAGTGTTGCATCGTAGGCGTCTTTTGCAAGAACGTTTACGTAGCCTGTTCCACCATTAACAACTGTTGTTGATCCAGCAACATCTACGCTAGAAGCAAGTGTGCCTTGTGTTGAAGTATCTTGGACACGTCCAAAACTGTTCGCTACAGACAATGTATTTGTCTTTGCGCTAGTTGTGGCATAAATTGTCTTGATATCAATTGTAGAAGTAGTTGATCCAACCTTCTTCTTTTGTGTTACAGTTACTGTGCCCTCACCATTAATAGTTAATTTTACATTTGTTGGCAATGTGACCGCTGATGAGGTTGTTGCTGTAAATGTAAACAGTTTTCCTAAACTAGTAAGTGTTGCACCAGTAGGGTTTGACCCCGCTGCTGTGTAATCAGTAAATGTTGCAGGTCCAGAAATCTCTAATGAGACATTGTCATCTGCTGTAGAAGCTAAGGTATCGCTTGTGGTTAGTGCAACAACTGCATTAACTCCAGCCTCTGCCTTAGTTGTATCTGCCAATACTGTTACACCACGAGCACCTGCAGATAAAGAATCGGATAGTACGTATCCGTTACTTACCGCTGCTTGAGCTTGTGGAACTGCAACCAAGAATGTTGCTGCAATAGCCGAAACTACTACAGTAGAGATCCTTTTGATTGTATTATTCATATTTTTTTGTTTTTCCTTTTCTATATATAGAGTTTGGAAATACCCTTCTGGATATCACCGCTGGGAATCCTGGATTCGAACCAGGGACATAGAAGTTAACAGCTTCTCGCTCTGCCTGCTGAGCTAATCCCCACAAAAAACCCACACAACTAATATATCAAGTAATGTGGGCTTAAGTCAAGAGCTTTTGGTTAATTGCTAGATTTATATGTTCCACCACGTCTTTTGTATTCCTGGACTACCCAGGCGTTTGCTACTGCAGATGGGTAAACATCAAATTTACGCTTAGCCTCAGCGACTATTCTAGCATATAACTCTTTATTTGAAGGCTCACCCTTACGTGGTCTAATAATGTTTCCATAGTTTGGCTTAGATGCCTTGGTCAATACTGGTTTAAATACACCACCCCAACTTATTGGAGACTCTGCTGGGTCTAATACCGCTTCTCTTTCTTCTCCAGTGATTGGGTCTGTATCTGAATCCATAGACTTATTCATTGAATCACGACACTCTTCACAGTCATGGTTTTCACCAATTCTTGGATCATTTTCATCTACAGATTTCTTAGAATTTTCTGATGCATAAATGGCTGCTTGTTGACTTTGTGCAGCCTGTCTTGTTGTATGACATCCATGAACTTTACCAGTGTCTCCTACAACTGGATAGCCTTTGCATCCATGCGTACCTTTACCACCGATTGTATATCTACCTTTAGGCATTACTTTTTACCAACTTTCTTTTTTGGAGTATAAGGACCAAAGTCTGCTTTAATTGTTCCGTCTTTTCTTAAACGAACAATTCTACCGTTTTTAATCTGCATCGGATTAAAAGCCGTTGCTTTTCTTTTTGGCATTACTTACCCTCCTCTAAAATTTTTCTTAATTCTTCATCCATGTTGTATTCAAAGGACTCTTCCATCGCCTGCTCCATCATATCTGAAAGTATGTAAGGTAAATTAAATACTACAAACTGGGCTAGCAGTGGATCTTTATATGAGACATCAAGGTTAAAATCGTCTCCCGACTTTAAACTTAGATTAATGGTACCGTCTTCATCCTGATATCCACCCATCTGAAAATTGACACCGTCCATTAGTCCTCCGTTAATTAAGTATATCATCTATCTATATAATATACAACAATAAAAGGGGCCCCACAGAAATTCCTGCACTTTGCAGGGGAATAGATGTGTAACTAGCCATCCTAAAGGCCTGTGGGGCTGGTGCGGTGTGTAGGACTTGAACCTACGATTACCCGATTATGAGTCGGGGGCTTTAACCAACTAAGCTAACACCGCTGGGTGTATATTAACTATACACCCCTATATTTTTTATGTCTACTATTCTTTTGCGTTTTTATCAATTTTTGCAAATGCTGAGTTAATTTCTGCAGCTGATAGTTTTCCATCATCTAGGAATGCTCTTGCAAGTTTTTCAACTACAGTAGCAACACCAAGTGTTCCAGCAAGAATGACCGCCTTCATTGTGTCAATTCCTACCAAAGATCCTGCACCAATTACTGAAAGTCCAGATGCCGCAAAAACTGCGACAATTCTCATTAGGATGTTCCAAATATTAGTTACGGCTGATGAACCTAACACTTCTTCTCCAGTTGCTGGATCGATTACTGTTAAGTCAATATCTTTCTTCTTTGCCATATTAGTCCTCCTCTCTATTTCGTATTGGATATGTAATCATCCAAGCTACGATTGTTCCAACTATTGCATAGCCCACCACTGTCTTTGCACTACCATCTAGGACAACCCAGGCGATAAACATGCCAAGAAGTGTCCAAAGTTGATCAATCATATCTTTTATTATTTTCATCATCGTCTTCTTCTCCTTACCCCCTTGGATTCACCAGAGGTTCCTCCGCCACTTGATCCAGTATTACTAGATCCTCCAGTGGTTGTTCCTGCCGCAGCTACAGCATTTATTGCTGCTCCAGCTGCCACAACTGTTGCTACCATCATTTCGGTAGACTCTTCTCTTTCTTCATCTGACATATCTGCACCAATATTAGATAGCGCAGTAAAAATTTCACATTTAGGTGCATCTGGATCATAGTTTGGATCTTCTGGTCCTGGTGGGTTTATACAGTTTGCAATTCCACCGATTAATGCAGCTGGACTTTCTAAATTTTGTAAAGCTGAGGCTACAGCAGCTACAATGACAACCGCATTACCATTCTCATCTGTACGTATATCAACTGGTGTTTGTGGTGGTAAATCTTTAAATTCAAGACCAGAGGCTTCTATATCTTGTGCCGATATTGCACCACCATCTGCTGACTCAATTAATGCGTCTGCAATTAAATCTTTTTCAGATTCAGTTAATGTTCCATCTTCAGATAATGCTTCTGATAGACCTGCTACTTCATCAATTGTTACTTCTCCATCTGCTGAAAGTGCATCTAGTATTGCCTCTGAATCTGATGCTGTTAAATTACCATCTGAAGCAAAATCTTCTACAATAGAAACAACTTCGTCTGAAGTTAATTCAGAACCCTCTGTATCTCCAGATTCTTCTGTTGCAGACTCTTCTGTATTATTTTCATCTGAAGGTTCTTCATCTACAGTATCTTCATTTGGGGTTTCTTCTGTTGGGGTTTCGTCTACAGGAGTTTCTTCTATTGGAGTCTCATCTACTGGATTTTCATCTACTGGTGTTTCTTCTATTGGCTGGTCAACAGGGTAATCTACTGGTGCTGATCCTCCACTAGTTAAATTAGAACTTTGTGTTGTTGGAATTGAAATAACAGTTTCAGTATATTGGCTTACTGGACCAGACCAGTTAGCAACTCTAATTGTATAGGTAGCACCTTCTGTCAAACCAGTAAGTTGAATAGACTCTGGAGCACCATCTGTATTATATGTTCCTCCAGCATAAGGATTCTCCGCATTTGGATCATCAGTAATTACTTGATAAAACCAAGTGTTTGCTGTGTAACCTAATGGCAACTCAGGGGCAATGGTTACTGTAGTTCCCTCAATAACTGGCTCTGCAAGTATAGGGGATGGTGTAGGTATATTACTATTAATTGCATTAGTCAAGTCGGTTGCCCTTGTATTTAGTGTTGCTTGTAAACTTGTTTTGGTAGATATTGCTGAGTTTACTGTATTGTTTAATGAGTTAATTCCAGATTGTAATCCAGAAATAATAGAATTATTTGTAGCATTTTGTGTTACAACTGGGCTCAAACTTGAATTTAATTGGAATATAGTAGCATTTGCGGCGTCAACTGCTGCCTGAACTGAAGCATTGTTTGGATCTGCAATAGGGGTGAAATCTGGACCCTGACTAATCTGCCCATTAAATCCAGCTCCAGAATTTGTATCAATAATATTTGTTACAGTACCATTTGTTGTTTCTCTATAATTAAATCTAGCCCCATTTGGAATAGGTCCAATAGCAGAGACATCTGCCTTCCATGCCCCATTTGCTGGATTTACGTCGGCATTAAATCTTACTTGAACCATTTGTGTAGAGGCATCTTGTTGTGGAAATGGTCTAAGATCCCAAGCAATATCTAAAGAGGATCCTGTTGTTGCATATGTAATACCAGTTCCTGTACTCCATGTAGTCCAGTCCCATCCTGCTATAGAAACAGAAGGTGCATTTGGTGTTGCCCAATAGTTAGACCCTTCGTTAACTCCGAAAGTAATGGTTGCATTAGAGCCAACAAACACGTTGTTGTATAGTGTTCCACCCATTAATAAATTAAATGGAAGATCCATTCTAACTCCAGCATCATCTACTCCAGCAAGAACATTTGTGCTTGACCCAATGGTTGCCTGCAAAGCATTGACTGCGTTTTGAGCATTATCGATTGCTATGTTTGCTTGAGTCAGTTCTGTTTGTGCCACTGACTGCGCCGTAACAGCTTCAGTTCTTGCCGTTGTTAGTTGAGAAATCTCTGATTGTGCAGTAGACACATTAATATTATTAATTGATGTTTGTGCCGTATTTACAGTTGTTTTGGCATCCTGAACAGCCTGCGAACTTTGATCAATTTGTGTAACTGTGGCGTCTATGGCGGTTATTGTATTTATTGCAGATTGAACATTATTTACATCTGTTTGAGCTGTAGAAATTGCCGAAGTAACTTGAGATACGGCTAACTGCGCCTGAGATAATTCTGTTTGTGCCTGTGATATTTCTGTGGTTGAATTTGTAGTAGCATCTATAGCTTGTTGAACTTCTGTTGTAGCAATTCCAAGCGCTGTGTTTACTGCTTGTTGTGCTGGGCTAACTACTACTTGCTCTGAAGAGCTATCTGTTCCTTCTGCATACGACGAAGACTGACCTATGAATAGAAGAAACACGGTCAGTAGGAATGAACCTAATATAAGTCTTAATCTGTTAATTTTCCAATTCTCCTAGGTAATACAATGATTACCAGGATAATTATATCAGTAAATGACTACTAAAACGGTTATACTATGCCCATATTATTTAATGCATCCGATAATTCTTGTGGCATTTGTCTTGGTGGATGAATTAAGTTTTTGACCTGTTTTTGTTCTTCTTCTAAGTAGTTGTCCCTTTGCATTTCTTTAAAGGTATGAACTTCAATTTCTTTATTTTCTTTACGCCTAGAGTGATATATGGAATTATATATAGCCCCGCAAACTGCATCCGCAAGATCTTTGGATCCTTTTCTAGGGTGATCAACTCTATCTCTTATAATTCTTAACTGAAGTAACTCATCTATAAGTAATGGAAGCACTGGTCCTTTAACCCGCTCCTCAGCAATAATTAAGGCAAAATCTTCATAGTGCTTTTTAGCAACCGAAAGCAATTCGGTATTCATTCCGTACGCTTTTAATTGTTGCATCATTTCATGTGAGTTCCATCTATCAAATGTCGCTAGCTTTATGTTAAATCCACGTTGCTTTAATGAAAGAATGTAATCTTTTACTTCGCTAAAGTCTACGCTTTTAGATGCAGTAGGTGTCCAATATCTTACAGCATCTACCGTTATCATTGGTGCAGATTGTGCATACTCATTTCCAACCTTTAAGTTTACCCATTTATCTACATGTGCCATAGCAACTGCACAATGGTCATGCTTTTGAGCCAAGTCGATGTGTATAAAATACTCCCTATCATCTTGTGGCTTAAACCAATCTGCAAACCTGCCAGACAAATCAACTGCTAAATTTGGATTATTGAAAGCTGACTCTATTTTTTCTCTAGACTTGAAGAAAGCATCTACTGCCTCTGGTGGCATGCAAGCAAATCTAGATAGTGCGTCTTCGGCATTACGATAAAACTCAATTTTAAAATCTTCAATTTTTCTAGTTGGATTGATTTCCCATGTGGGTCTTTTTAGGGCATAAACATTGGGTATCTTGTATGCAATTATTTCATCCTCTTCCCACTGAACAGTAAATGTATTTCCTGGCTCTGTTTCTGGAAGATCTGGATTAAGTATAAATGTATGTGATTTTACAACCACACTCTTTTGAGATATGACCTCTTCGTATTTTTGTTGAATAAAGTCATTTTTAAATCTAGGGAATGAAAGAAGTATTAACTTTCCAAAGTCTGGGAAACGTGAGGATACTGATGCTCTGTACATATCATAAATAGATTGGGCAGTCTTAGCCTGATCGTGACCAGTTGTTGACTCTAGAGCAAATCCAGATATCTCATCAAGGACAACTACCATTACGTTGTATCCCTCCCAGGCTTCTCTTTCTGAGTGTCCAGAGTGTACAGTAATGCTTTTATCAAATTCTACTGACCCAGCTTTAGCATTATACTTTCCAACAAACCAAGGGGACTTATCTAATCTGGCTCTAAACCCTTTAAAGAAAACGTTATTGGCCTGAACTGCGTTAATAGCAACGTTTAAAATATCAATTGAATCTCCTGGTGGTTTACCATAATATACTGCAGGATCCTTTAAACATAGAAGTAAATGTGCTATGTAGGCTGCAGCAATTGTTGATGTATAGTCTTTTCCAGAACCTTTTCCTAACTGAAAAATAACTTCGTTACAGGTTTGCTTCCACCTTTTTTCACCCTCATCTTGGCCAAGCCATCTAACTAATGTTTCTTTTTTGTATATCTGAGTCATTGCTTTAAGCATTATGTATTGGTTTTCAGAAAGTGGTGGTAAACCAAGATACTTTGTTGAAGTTACAAACTCGTGTAAGTCGGCAGGAGTTTCTTCAAACTCGTCCTTATCTAATGCACTTAAAAAATCGCTAAAATCAGCCATTGTCTACTTGCACAATATGTATAGGCTCTACGGCCCCAGATATTCTAGAAAGTCTTTGTGCTACCTCTCTACGGCAGTGACTACATTCAGATGTTACATCTCTTAATATACCCATAAGAATTTCTTGCTTTTCCTCTGCTTCAGCAATTCTAGCACCCACTTCTGCATTGTCTAACAAACCAGCTTTCTGTAGCATTTCCATTTGTTTAGACTGTATATCAGACACAAGTTTAAGTGCAGATACTTTTGCCTTTAAGTCTGCAGCCACATCTGATTGCTCTACTGTTTCCCATGCACGATTTATTAGCATGCTATAGTGTTGATCAGAGGCAACAAGTGCTTCTCTGGCACGTTCTTGAATACTTTTATCATTTTGTGCATATGACTTCCACTCATCAATTATTCGAAGAACATCAGCCCTTTTTATATCAAGCTCTTTTGCAATTTCTGTTGGATTGTATCCCTTAAGGGTCATTTCAACAACAGTGTTCATTTGCTCAAATGGTTTTTCTAATTCTGTCATTTTGGGTTTATCCTACTATCTGTTGCATAAAATCCTGAACCTTTAAACTTTACACCAGGAACACTATACACCCTTCCCATTGGCATATCACATTCTGGACACAAGTAGGTTGGTTCTGGATCTTTTATTCCACGCTCATATTCAAAAATTGGATTCTGGTCCGACTCTTCGGCGCAGTCACACTTATATTGATATACTGGCATCACTACTCCTTAATAATAAAGAAACCTCTCTAGATAAATTCTCTATAGTGCCATCATTTGATAAAGTTTTTGTAAAATTATATTCGTCCAATGCTAGCTCTGATGGATGTGAATTTACTGGAGATATACTTGATCTATTTATTCTCCAAACCTCGCCCTGTTTCCAGGAAATCATGTCGGCTTCGTTTGGAAATCTAACATCCGATATTACAAAATTATCATACATTGGATAAAGATTCATTTCCTCAAATACTTGCTCTACCCAAAAGTTCTGTCCGAACATGTCTCTTCCTACTTCTGTTCCAAATACCTGTAGGAGTCTTCTGGTTTCCTCATATGATTTTGTAATTTCCCAACCATACTCTTCTACCATGTCAGATACACGTCTTCCATTTTCTAATATTGGGTTTAACTTTATAACAGCCTTTCTAATGTTGTCTGCAAAGGCTAATCTTTTAAATCCGTGATTTAATACAAGTATCTCTGCAACAGTATCTTTTCCAGACCTTGCATATCCACTTAATCCAATAATCATTCTATCCCCTTAACTAGTTTGTCTTCTATCCACTGCGTGTATCTTCCATCGTTCCATTTTTGACTTCCATAAATATGCTCAATAGCTTTATTATGAAATATCCTCCACCCATAAAAAGACTCTTCATCTTCCTGAACAGAGCTATAGCAATGAAATCCAAGTTCTTTTGTTCTTATATATCCATTATACTCTATGGAGTCAAGTATAAGCGATAGGTGTCCGCATACACCATTACTGTCCTGCATATTACACTCATGTTTTTCTTTGACTATACCAAGGCCATTATGTATACCCTCCGTCCAAACACCTGGACCAGTATGTATGTGTACAAAATGTTTTATTGAGTAGTCTGGATTTTTTAGCCTATTAATCATTGCGTCAACTACCGCCTTCATTACTGGATGACCAGGCTCTGCTGCAAAGGACCATTGACAAAAGTGTAGGTTGTTTTCTGGACATACTACCATTCTATGATCTTGTTTAATCCATGAATCTATGGGAGCCAAACACCTTGTATCTAGGTCTGCATACACCCCACCATATTTATATATTACCAAGTACCGCCACATATCTCCACGCATTACTGGCACTGGTAAATTATCAAATATTTCTACATACTCTCTACCATATTCGGAAAGAATAAAGTCTCTAGCTTGCTGGTCATCCATGTATTTATGATCCCAGCCTGGATTATTTTCTGTCCATGTGGCCATTGCTTCAACTGCATAGTCTGGCAAATCATCAATTTTATCTTTATATGTTTGCCATATTATTTTAGGTATCACAATGGTTTCCTAACCTCATCTGACTGGAAGGTTGATTCTAATGCCATTAGTGTACATGGGAATTCAGATGTTGGTTTTATTGTATAAACATTAAACTTATCTTGCTGTCTAAACATATACCAGTCTAGTGGTAGATTAAACATATCTGCATTTAGTAATAACTTTTTTGCCCCACTTTTATTGATAACATAGCATAGGCACGACCAATCTTGATACGCCCTACATATATCCCTAGCCCCAATATCATGAGTATCATTATATTTACCAAACTGGTCTGCTGGACTGAATGCGTGAAACACATCCCAATTCTCTGGCAACTGAGAAATATAATAGTTTATAAGAGGAAGAAAGTTTTCATTATGAACAATGTCATCCTCCATCAATATTAAATATTCTTGATCTGATTTTAAAAACTTCATCCATGCAGTCCAATTGCTTGCCCATATTCCTATTTCACCCATTTTCCAACCAGATAGTCCGTCTAGCTCGTACCCATTTGTGTCTGGCTTAAAGTGTGGATTGTCTAATAAAAATTTATCGTACTCTTCTCTATTAGATATTTTAAATGTTGGCGTGTCTAGGACTATAGAATCCCCAGATAGATATTCATTAATACTTTCTGTTAATTTTGATCTACGGACATCAAGACCATCTGTATGAAAAACTTTATGTGTATACATTATCTTTTTTTAATCAACCCAAATTTCTCTAGATACCTTTGTATTGTCATATGTGAACAACCAGCCTCCTCAGCTATTTCTTTTATGTTTTTCTTTTGGACAATATATCTTCTATAAAGCCATTCTTTTGATTCGTATAGTTTCATCTTGCAGTCAAATTCTCGTATGCATAATGTGCTATTCCGATAGCGTCTCCGACGTCATTATCTTCTACGTTTACATTAAATTTAGTATTTACAAAGTCCATGGTTCTCTGCTTTCTTATTTCCCTTATCTTATTGCTATACCAAGTGTCAGATTTACCTGGATATTCAATTCTAATAGCCGCCTTTTGCTCTTTATTAAACACTTTATTTCCTATAAAACTTTGCCATGAAGTTGGGGCGACAGTTACAACTTTTGTTCCGTCTTGCATTAGCTGAGAAATTATTGCCCCATAAACATAAGAAAGTTTAATAACTACATCTGCTGATTTAACAAATACTGCGCCTTCTATGGCAATATAGTCTGACATTAGGTGGCTATGCATGGCTGATACTTTTTTTCTTGCATCATAAATTCTTTCATAAATATCATTACCGTTTATCATAATTTTACCGTGCTTTACTAATTTTCCATTTTCTATAATGCCAAAAGCCACCGATGAGGTGGATGCATCTATACCAATTACACGGCGAGCCCTTGGCTTAACTAGACTTGCTATTCCCATTTATCATATCCAATATACTTTTTCTTTCTTCATAAACTGCAGCATCAATACACACAGAGCACATATCCTCATAGTTATATCTACTTAGTTTGGTTTTACATTTTTTACAATGCCTTACCGACCCAAGCTTTATAGCCCTTCTTTCATAATACCTCTCCATGGTACGCTTATTTGTTGCAAGCCTACAGCACTCTTCGGAACAGTATTTTTGATTATGGGTTGCTTTGATAAATGTGTTATTACACTCATCATATCCGCAAACTAGATCTTTAGAACTGGGATTAATTTTTCTCCATCCTCCATTTCAAAGCATGTGTCCGCTACTGGACAGTTTTTACAAATATTATTGTTTCTTCTAAATGGTCTCTTTGGCATTTCTTTGTGTCCCCATGATAGGTATACTTCCTTCATCCATGCGTAGCAGCTATCCAAAAACTCTCTGTTTGACTCTGTCATTTTTACTGGGATTATTAAAATTTCTTGGTTATTTTTATTTTCATATAACACAAATCCCTCGTCTGTTTCCATTACGTCCATATAAATAAGAATTTGTAAAAGGTGATTTCTTGAAGGTTCCATAGAGTTTTGTCTAAATAGATACGCCTCATCTTTAGTTGTCTTAATTTCTCCTACTACAGTCTTTGTTTCCCAGTCTAAAACAACGTCTGCATATCCCTTTATTGGTGGATGATTTTTTATAATCTCCTGCTCGATTGCTTTTACAGTTCCAGTTTTCTTAAACATTTCTTGAAGTCTTTCGTGTGCAGCAACCCCAGTAGACATATTTGCAATAGATATGGCATCAAAACTATCTGTAAATTCTGCTCCTTCAAACGCTATGTACCAATATCTAGGGCATGTTCCATGTCCATATCCAACTGTACTTGGAGAAAATGTTGTTTTCTTCATAAACTTTTTATTATTTTTACCGCCCAAGTATGCCTCGTCTAACATCTTTGACATGGTCTCTGGATCAAATGCGCCAGTATACTTTTTAAACTTTAAATTACTTACTAGGTTTCTAGCCATCATTTTGCACCATACTTAAGTGCTGCAACAAGCTTATCCAAAGAGTCGCTTACCGTATAGTAGACATTCTTCTTCTTACTAGCAGCCTCGCCCTTTTCTAGAGTGGTATAGTATCTTGCTAAAATAGCAAGCTTTGATGATATGGCCTGCAATTTAATAATTAAAATTGATGCAGCAGCAGGTGGAATGTCTGGCTTGGCAATTATTTTAATAATTGCTTCTAATGCAGAATCTAGTTCTGGATCATTCATAAACTCTTTAATATCATTAAACTCTGTAATTTCACTAATAGTTTCTAGTACATTATCTGTTGACATATTTTTTCACCTCTTTAAATGAATACCAAGCTGCCCACAAGCCTACGCCGTATCCAGCAACCCATCCTAACAAAACACCATACATAAAATTAATCATGATTTTCCTCCCAGAACTCTATTAATTCTTCTAGTATTGCCCATTCTATAATTCCTAACCTTACTTTAGACTCAGACCCGATAATAATCTTTAACGCTGGATGCATGCTTCTACTAACCTTAAAAGTATCGGTACAAATTTTTGCCCAATTATCTTTATTCAAAGTAAACGATGTGCCAGCCTCTTTATAGTCAACAACAAAACTTTTCCATTTTGCATCACCCTTCTGGTATTGACCTCTACCAGAATTTTTTTGTGCCTTAGCATTATCTCGTTTTATTTCTCCACGCTCTGACATTACATTGACGCCTTTGATTCATGTTTTTGTGAGCACTGCCACTTTATTTCGCCAGTTCTTTCTTGATATATTGCTGACTTAACTTTTTCATCGCATTCTTGGCAGTCAAATGATCCCTCTATAGCAGTCCAGTACGGTGCTCCCTGTGGATTCTTTTTAAACATAAAGTCTTCAATGTTAGGATTTGGCATATACTTCCTCACGTAATTTATCTACTGCTTCTGGATTATTTCTAAGCCACTCAACAGTTTTAGCTCTTCCCTGGAATCTTTCTCCAAGAACTGTGTACCAAGCACCACCTTTTTCAACAACACCGAACTGCTCTGCAACATCTAGTATTTCTCCAACCCCATCAACACCTACGTGATCACCCTGAAAATAAAAGTCATATTGTCCAGAAAGATTTGGTGGACCTAACTTATTGTAATCAATAATCCAGTTTACTGGTCTACCAACACGCTGTTCAATTATTTTATCCCCCACCTTTATTCCAGATTTAATAGCATTTGCTTCAGCCTCTGATGACCACAATTTAATAACTGTTGATGAAAAAAACTTTACGGCCATTCCGCCAGTAGGTATATGAGAAGCATGCATTGATCCAAATTGATTTCTTTGCTGTGATATAAGAATTAATAATGTGTTTTTATTAGAATAGTTTAACATTTTTACGGCATGCGTCATGTCTTTTGCTTCAGCACCAATTTGTTTTGTATCTTCTAACTTCTTTAACTCAGAACTATCTTTTTCAAAATAGATGGCTGGAAGTAGTGCTGAAATTGAGTCTACTACAATAATGTCAACTTCAGCTTCCATTAATTGTGTTGCAACATCAACCATATCATTTATTGTTTTTGCTGGAGAGTATATTAAATTTTCAGAGTCTACGCCTAGCTTTTCTGCCCAGTCTTGAGAATAAGAATTTTCTGCATCAATCCAAGCACACGATTTTCCTTCTTTTTGTGCTTCTGCAATTAACTGCAAACAGAATGAAGATTTTCCAGCAGACTTATTTCCCCATACGAGTACTTGTCTACCGTGACCCAGACCGCCTCTTAGAGCCATGTTCAGGCCTATGCTCGGTGTTTTCTGTTTTGGTGTTTCTACCTCTAGTGCTGTTTGTACCCTCTGTCTTGTTTTTGGGTCCAGTTTTGACATTATTTCTGTAACTGCGCTCATAAAAACTCTCTTCTAGTTGTGAAGCTAAAGCCTTCACCTTTTTGCTACGCATTGTAGCTATTTTTTTAATGATATTTAGTATATCTTCCTCGTCATTTGACTTTATGACAAGGATGATCTCCTCATTGGTTCCAAATAAGAAGTAACCATTCATTTGTATATTATATTATACCATTAAAATAGGTTTCCGTGAAGTGCTGGTCTTTCCTTATTTTTCATCATTTTTCTTTCTATAGCAATATCTAGCGATTTTGTTATATCACCAGAGTTAACCATTGCCTGGTAAATGTCTACTAATCTAATTATGACATCTGCCATTTCTTCAACAACTTCGTCCCCGCCCTTGCTTTTTCTAATAGCCTCTAGAACTTCTGTAACTTCTGAATGCACTAAAGCAAGTTTGTTACCTATTTTGTCGTATGTAACTTCACCCTCCCAAAAACCTTTGGATCTTGCAACGGTGTGTGTTTCTCTAGCTAGTAGGTCCAGACTCATTGCTCTCCTCTTCTGAATGTACGTGATCTTCATTTTCTTTATCCACAAGTCTGACGACAAAAGTTTTTTGGTCCTCGTCTAAATCTAACATCATTTTCTTGTGGTCTAAATCATGAGAAAGATACTTCTCAATACTTATTGGAAGCTCACCCATAGTAGCGGTTGCTGCCAATAATAATCTTGGCAGTGATATTTCTATATTTTTTATATCTGTTTGTTCTGTCACTTTATCTCCTTTATTGTTATTGTTCCATCATCTGTTTTTCCAAACATTAGTTCTACCTTATGCCCTGGCTTCATCTTACCTAAAGCTCTGGCATATATTTGTGGGAATGCAATAGCACGTATTAACTTTTTATTAGGATCAGTTAAAATTGTATGCGCCATCATTTTTCCAGCCTTAGTCTTATAGTTAGTAAAATCTATTACATAAAAATTATTATCGCTTAGATCAAATTTTTGTGAATACAGGAAGTTAACGAATGGGTCTGAGCGATCTTCTTTGACCACTTTATCTATTTCAACATACCTATGTATTCTATTATCTCCAACTAAGAAAAAGTACATCTGTCCAGTTTCAATTTGTGTTTGTTCATTATGGAATACACCTATAGAACCACTCTCATCAACTAACTCAATTCTTGACCAGCCCTGACCACGCTTGATTGATTTAACCATAGCCATAAATACAAATGTGCCTAGCTCTTCAAAATCCTCAAGCCTGTTGATCTGAGATTTAATAAATGGCGTAATACCACTTATATCAAACTTAGGTATGTTTAAGTATTCATATAGGTGGTCTTTTTCTTTTCCAGTTCTTGGGTTATCGTCAAACGATGCGCCACCAATTGAATTAAGTGCATCCAAAGCTCTTGATGATATACCGCTTTTTTTCTGAGATGCTTTTTCCTTAAGGTCTGCGTAATTTTTATACGGTCTGTTTTCAATAATTTTACGACCAATGTTATCTGAAATATACTTAACATTAGAAAGACCAAATCTTATTGCATCTCCCTGTATCGTAAAGTCTAAATCAGACTCATTTACGTGTGGCAACAATATTTTAATACCAAGTCTCTTGGCTTCTATCAGATAATCTGTTCTTGCATCCTTATCGCCTTCATTTTTTAATAAGGCAAACATAAACTCTAATGGGTAATAAAGTTTTAGCCAAGCCGTCCAATAAGATAGTAGAGAGTAAGCAACAGCATGAGACCTATTAAAGGAATAGCCAGCATGAGCTTCAAAAGTATGCCATAGACTTTCCGCTGCCTCTTTTGATATATGTCTGCTTGCACCAACAACAAACTTCTCACGGAACTGATCAAACTCCTTTGCATCTTTCTTTTTACCAATAATTTTTCTAACCTTATCGGCTTCTGCCCAAGACATGCCGCCTAGGTGTACGCAGGCTTGCATAACTTGCTCTTGATAAATAATAACACCATATGTATTCTCTGTAAACTCTTTCATAATTGGGTGAATATATGAAACAGCCTCATACTTATTCTTTCTATTAATATAAGCTTGCCCAACAGTATTCATTGCCCCAGGTCGAACTAGTGCATTTGAGGCAGCTAAATCTTCGAATTCGCTTACACCCATTTTAATAAGTAGGTTTGTATAAGGAACCGCTTCAGCCTGGAATACACCCTTTGTAAATCCAGCAGATAAAGACTGAAATACTTTCTCATCAGTTAATGATATTTGAGATAGATCAATTTTATTTTTAGTTCTTTGTTCAATCATTGACACAGTATCTGAAACTACAGATAATGTTTTTAGTCCAAGAACGTCGAGTTTAATAAGTCCAATATCTGCAACCTGGTCCATATCATATGCGACTACTGGAACACGCCCAGAAACTTTATCGCTAGGATCTGTTCTAGTTTCAATTGGTGCATATGCATTCAGTGGCTTATTTGCAACAACTACTCCAGCAGCATGCATTCCTACAGATCTTATTCTTCCACGAAGTTGTCTTGCTAACTTAACTACTTCTGGATATTTTAATCTAAACCATTTAAGATTTTCAGACTCTTCAAATTCTTCAAATGTGTCCACAAGCTTGAGAGCTTTATTGACCTCTCCAAGTGGCACCATGAATACACGGGCAGCATCACGGACAACACCCTTGTCTTTAAAGTATGTAAATGTAGATATAGACGCCACGTTTTTAAATTTTTTACGAATATAGTCTTTTACTTCTCCACGTCTACGGTCTTCAAAGTCTGTATCGATATCTGGAAAGTCATTTCTTTCTTCATTAATAAATCTAAAAAACAGAAGGTTATACTCTATAGGATCAACATTTGTAATTCCTAATAAATAACAAACTAGGGATCCTGCTGCTGAACCACGACCTGGACCCACTAAAATATTCTGAGACTTAGCCCAGTTAATCATATCTGAAATAACTAAAAAGTATGGAGCAAAATCTTTTTCTTTAATTACATGTAGCTCTTCTTCTAGTCTTACTTCATATATATCATTACCTAGCCATGGAGATGTAAGTTTTAATCTTTCCATAGCCTCCCAACAAAACTTTCTTACAGTATCGTCTGGGTCCTCTTTTGGTCTTGGAAGAATACTTAGCCCCTGATGAAACTTATATGTTCCTATTGAGTCTGCAATCAAAACAGTGTTGTCGTAAATATCGGACCTTGTAATACCTTGTTCAATCATTTGCTTTTCAATTGTTTCACGGTCCATGATGTATACATCTAGATCCTCAAAACTAATCTTTCTATCTGGATACAAATAATTAAATCTTTCAAATATATTATCTATTTGTCTAGACTTTTCAAAGTCTGCATCTTTATTTGGCTTGGGAGATGTTGATAGAATAAGCATTGCCTCTTCTAGAGCTCTTTCCTCTTCACATGAAAAATGGCAATCTGCTGTAACAACTGGTTTGATTCCAGTGGCATCTGCAATTTCTAATAGCTTATTATTCAGCTCAACTGGATTATGTGGCTGAATCTCCATATAAAAGTCATCTTCAAATGTATTCTTAAACCATTTTGCAAGCATCCTTGCTTCGTCTTCTTCGCCACGTTCAATTGCTTTTGATATAAGGCCATTCATACAGCCAGATAAAACTATTAGCCCTTCTTTATACTCCGCTAAAATTTCCCTATCAATTCTAGGTTTATGATAGTATCCTTCTGTCCAAGCAATTTCAGATAACTTATTTAGATTACGAAGACCTGCCTCATTCTTGGCCAAAATAATTATGTGATTAAATATAGAAGTATTATCATCACGCTTACTTGTATCACGCTTATCAAATCTATCGGTTGCAGAAATATATGCCTCTACACCAAGTATAGGCTTCATGCCAAGTTCCTCGGCTGCTTTTTGCATTTCTCTATGACTAGATAGGGTACCGTGATCTGTAATAGCAATGGATGTGTGACCAAGTTTTTGTGCAGCACTCAGTAATTCCATTGGACTATTTAATCCGTCCATTACACTATACTGTGAATGTACGTGTAAGTGTGTGAAGTTAGACATTTATACCTTTCTTGAATATTTGTAGGGGCGGTTTCCCGCCCCCACAACTTACCACTCTACGTTACTAGATGAGCTATCTGATGATTGCTCTTCGGATTCTCCGACCATGTAGAACTTTTCTTGTTCCTCATATGGGATTTCCTTAACTGCAACCTTTTCAAGTTGGAATAATTCGTACTTTGATAGGTCAAAGGCTTCTTTGTCTTGGCCCAATGAAATACCTACGTACTCTGTTGATGTGCCTGTACCACTTCTCTTTAGTCTCCATGTGAGATTTGATACGCTGCCCATTTCTCCAGCATATTCAATTAATGTTGGTGTTATTGACTTACCGCTTGTACCCTGAGAAAGAATTGCTACGTATGGCTCTTCTTTACCGTCGTCAACCAAAACGTTGATGTACAGCCTGCTACGTGCCTTCCAGCCAGCCTTGTAGTCTTTACGATGTTGCTCACATGCCCAGCAACGACCCTGGTCATCTGAAGTACATAATGCTTTTGATTTGTAATTTTTTGGGTTTGTATGTTCTGCTGCTATAAAGCCTAACCCATTTTTTTCTAAATAATTTGGTGAGTCTGGATCTAATTCTTGTAAAAATCTGATCTTTACGCTTTCGCCGTCCGCTAGTTTTACCCAACGAGCTTTGCTACCTTCTGAATCGCTTGGCTTATCTAGAGCACTATTAATGTTCTTAAGCCCTTTAACTATTGCCATCATATTATATATTTTCCTTTTCTGATATTTGAGGCTATAAATGCCTCTGTCATTCTAGTATACACCATTCTAGTAGATTTCCCAAGAGTGGTACTCGTAATTTGGTACAGAATTTTCTATACACTGTTTTATTTCTTCGTCTGTCATATCTCCCATATCTTTTGCACCATGGGGATATACAACATTATATTCATAACTAGCCCAGTAAACATCTTTATTCTTTAGGCGATTAGCTATTGAATTGCCCAAGTCTCTTCCTGGGTTTTTACCATTGTGGCTAGACTTATCGTCAAAATCTGTAGCAATTATAATTTTAGTAAAATATCTATTTAAAAGATCGTAGTTGTGTGGACTTAGGTGTCCGCCCAAAGTTGCCACAACATTTGGATAACCAGATTGGTGGACTCTCATGGCGTCAAACGATGCTTCTGTCACAATTACAGTTGATGATAATCTCTTGGCTCTATGCACATTAAATAATGTTTTGGTTTTTGGTAGCCCTGTAGAATTTTTAAACTTTTTATCTTTTATGCCCCGACCAACAATTCCTATAGGTAGTCCATCTGGAGAATGAACTGGAACTGTAACCATTTCTTGATTATGAGAATATCCAACCTGAAAATAATTTATTGTTTCATCGTTGAATCCACGACTATGCATATAGTCTCTGCCATCTGAATATAATTCCATCTCAGACCAAAGTTTGTCTAGTATATGTGGATCGAATTGAACGAACTCTGGCTTTTCTTCTAAAACTTCTACAATTTGTTCATCAAAATCTTCTAATGAATCAGTCACACATTTAGATATTAATCTCAGTGACTCAAATTCATTTCTTTTTGTAATTGTTTTTACGAGCTCCTGTAAAGATCCACTTGCCCCACATGATGGATTAAAGCAAAGAAACAGACCTGTTTGTTTAGATACAGATAAGCTTGGTGTATTTCTGTTTCCGTGTATTGGGCATAAGCATAAAAAGTCGTTTCCAGTTTCTGATACTAAAGATATCTCTATTGCTTTAAGGACTTTTTTAACTTGCTTTTCTGTATACTGCGTGGAAGCATCTTGCCGTTTGAGAATCCCTCTATTTGCCACGCCTTAACCTTTCCTATATAAATACCATGAATCGTTAATACAAACGACCAATTTTTATCTTCTACATTATATGATACTGAAAAGGCTGGGTCTATGTCAAGCACTGGTATGTACCCATCCCCACGCATTGATTGAATTAAAGTGGACTCAAATTGGGCACGTATTCGAATCATGTCCGAATCGTCCCTAAATGTACCATTTATCTTAAAACGCTTTATTCTTTTGTGGGTCAAACTGTAGCATCTTTCTACTCGTACAGTTCTTTAATTATACCCCTATCAATATCCCAGTCCAAAAAGAAGCTGAAATCTCTACCGTGTCTATTCTTTCTAGATACAATTTCAATCATATTTGTATCTGGATGTCTATGGACAGCCATAGCTATATCAGCATCATACTCGATAGCCTTTGACCATGCCACCTGGCTCATCATAGGTGGTGTATCGTGGTCAGATATATCATCTGCAGTAGCAGCAGTAATATCAATAACTGGTATGTTATTTGTTACCGCAAGCAGCTTGAACTCTCTAGAAATATTTCTATTTCTTTCAACTTCAGAATTAGATCTTTTATTATCATTAAATAGTTGATGATAGTCAAGAATTACAAGGTCTGGTCTGTGCTGGTCTATCTTACCCTGTACTGTTGCTGGTGTTACTTCATTAGTTCCCTCGTTGGATACTAGAATAAACCCACGCTTATCTTTAAAACTTTTATCTGCCCATGTGCCAAAGTCATCTAGGTTAATATCTCCTCTTTGAAATTGACTTGCTCTAAATAATCCAGATCCAAGCATAGTGTATATGCGGTCACGCATATTCTCTGGAGACATTTCAAGGGAGATGATCATTGGTTTAAATCCCTGCTCCCAAGCTTTGCATGCTAGATATGATGTAAACCAAGTCTTTCCTTTTCCTGGCCAACCAATAACAACTGCTAAGTGACCTGGAGCTAATCCAGTTGGATAGGCAGCATCTATTGCTTTAAATCCAGTTGGTATTCCTGGGGAGCCACCCATTGCTAATGATCTATCTCTTACTGAAAGATAATGATCCTTAGCAGATTGAACATCTGTAATGTCTAAGTCTCTAACATTGTTTGTAAACTTACTAAGTCCAGCCAATTGCATCTGCATTTGCTGAAGAACTCTAGATGGTGCATTTTCCTTTAATGATGATCCAGAGTTTAAGATAATTGTCTTAATCTTATTTCCTAAAAACTCCGACTTCATTTGTTCTAAATAAAATCCAGTTTCTGCATTTACCTCTACAGCATCAAAATCACGGTACTTGTCTTGCAAAACTCCAATGTCTGGAACAGCTCTAAACTTATAGTAGTATGACTTCAATCCATCCCATACATCTTTGTGTGATTGAAATACCTCGTCTACATTATCTGCAAGGAGTGTGCTTATGTCTTTATTTTTACATACTGCACTAATTACTGCTGCTTCGGTGTTCATTACTCTCCATCTCCTCTACCATTTGTTTTGTTAGCTGCTTAAGCTTTTTTCTATTAATCTCATCTTCAGCTTTTTGGTATAGCATTTTGTCCATGCTATCAAAATTCATAAAGAACCAGTTTACTGGATGTCCAGGCTTATTGGTTTTAAAATAGTAATCCAATAATTCTTTAGCACGGTCATAGCCAACCGACTCTATTACGTCCTGCATTCCCCACTTCTCTCTATATCTATTAACTACTGGTCTTTTACCATACTTATCTAAGTATAGATTTTCATACAGTGATATTAATGCATAGGATAATTTTGGATCACTTTTTGCCGACACTTAATTCTTCCGCTATCTCTGTTGCCTTCTCTTCTAACTTCTTTTCAACAAACTTATAGACACGATCAGTGGCATCATTAATATTTTCACCAGATCTTAGATGATCCTGTATTCCAATATCCACTCTTAGGCTTTCAAAATTACCTAAGTTTTTAGTAAAGCCAAGGGTTACGGTTACTCTTGTATTATCAATTTCACTCATTTTCTTCCTCCGTATGCGGTCTGAATCCCAGTTTAGCACGTTTCTTAGATTCCTGTCCAGTATCTAGCATGTCCGCCAATTCCATCCAGCCTTTAGCTACCAATAATAATCCCTCGAGATTTTTAGAAATAGCAGCACGACTTCCAGCCTCTTCTAAATATACTGCAGACCTAGTGTATGCCAGCTTTTGATTTATATCCACTTCATGATTAGGCTCAGAACTCATTTTTGTTTTTTTAGCTGGAGCCTTTTTAGTAGACTTTTTTGCAGTTTTTTTAATATTCTTATTTGTTTGTTTAGTCATTATTACCACTCTGGCTGTTTCCAGACAGGTATAAATTCTCCGTCTGATGTTTGTTGATATAAAACAACTTCATTTTTAATTTTTGCACGAAGCTCCTGTTTCGTAGGCACATTCTTAGAAGTAATCAAGCCATCTTTTCTTGGCCTGCCTCTGTGTAATGTGGATAAAAATTCTCTTACCAGCATAACATCATCTTCTGACATTAAGTATTTTACTGGCTTCTTTTTAGAATCTAGGGTATATGTCATTTTAGGTTTAGTTATAAACCCCTTTTCAATATACTCTAATATTCTATTTCTATGCCTATTAAGTAATGATGCTGCTTCATTAATAGTATAGGCTTGCTGTAAATTCTTTTTTGCATCGCTAAGAGAGTATCCAACACGCTTTGCTTGATCATAGTTCCAAGCAGTTATAACGTCTGAAGACTTATTTACATGCAACTTCTTATGTAATTCTCCGTTTAGGAAAAAGTACCGTAAGTCTTTGCTCTTTCGGCTTCTTTTTTCATTAGCCATGATGCAAATCTACTCCCTTGTTTATGAAAGACCCATCTTTTAGCACACTTAATACAGTAAAGCTCTAAGTGATCATATTGGGAATATACCCTGTCTATGAACACTCTGCCAGTTCTACATCTTCTGCAAAACATCATAGAGAGAATAGCTTCCCATCTACGACGCATGTATAGTTTGGAGAAATATGAATCATATTTATGTGCGGATACTTTCCGTTTTCAATATGTGCTACTGCAAAACCTTTTTGCCAATCATGGTGTTGTGTATACTTCATGCCTGGACCTTTTTCGTCACACATGTGACCAATCTCATATCCTCTAATTGTTTCACCCTTACCATTATTTCTTAATTCATAAGTCTGTAGGTGTGAAGCAATTCTATGTGAGTGACCACGGATTAAAGATATTTGCATATCCTCCATGTCTTTTCTTACTGCTCCAGTTGCACTTATTGACATTCCATGATGAACATGTATGTCACCAAATCTTCTTTTTGGCAACTCATTATAATAAATATAATCATACCCCATAGAGTCTAATCCCCACAAAGCTTCTGGCGTTACGTGCTTTGCATACTCTGGTATCTTCTTGTCTAAATAATCAAAAATTCTTATATCGTGATTTCCAAGTGCTGAAAATAGCTGTGCGTTAGGCAGCATCTTTCTTGTTTTGGCATAAAACTCTCTTGCTCCGCTAGCCTCAATACGCATATCTTTCATCATTAACTCTAGGTCATTTGTTACATTATCGTCTTTATACGCTTTAATAAACTCTGTCGGTTTACCCTCTGTATACTTACTGTAACATGCCTGATCGTCGGTATCCCCAAGGTAGTCAACTACGTCTGGTTTAAACCATTTCATAACCTTAAACCATAAAGCAATTGCTTTATCATCCTGGTATGGGAACTGCTGGTCGGATGATAGCATCCACTTTAAATCGTTACTCATTAAGAACCCTTCTGTGTCCTATATCTATTCTACTCTTGCCCTGACTATAAAGTCAAGCTATTTTGTGAGCATATCTATGTTCCCTTTCCGTACACGGAAAGAGATTGTCTATTGAGTTGTTTTTTGTATCACCATCTAAATGGTGTACTGTCTCCCAAGCTTTCAGGATCCTATTTAATTGTTTTTCTAAAACTAATCTATGTTCATAGTACCATCCACCATTAAAAGATTTAGGATGTTCTGGTACCCATACCACTATATACTTATTTAGTTTTTCTTTTTTTCTTTTAGACCAATCATTGATTGGCTTATACATTACCTATATAGTCTAACAGTAACATCAAAGGTTGCCAATAGTCTGTTTTGTAGGGTAGTTCCATTTGTTCTTGGCCCATTAACTCCAGATCTATAGACAGTTCCATCAGACCCACCTGTTTTTGGCATAAAGCTAAATCCTTGCTTATCTCCATTGATAGAGTAATACTTCAATTGAACTCCAGTTGCCTGTTGTCTAACACTAGAGTTTCCACCTGGATGGAAGTATAAGCTAGATGTTGATGCTGATAGTACTTCAAAGCTCTTGTATGATATTCCAGGTAAATACGTAGCAAGCGTGGTCGCTGTTACTGTTCTTACGACACGAGTATTATATGAGCTAAAGTTAATATTACTATCAATCCATTTAAATGGATAGTCAACGTATGCTGCCCCAGTAGTACCAGTAGTTGATGTTGTTGTTCCAGCAGTAGTTGAACCACTTGTTGTTCCAACTGGTCCAGAAACTAATACTGGTGCTTCTACCGCAGGAAGCTTATAAATTTGTGCAATCTGAGAAGACAAATAGTTAACATTCTGTATAAGTTTATTTAATACATTGATGTCTATTGGGTCTCCTGGCTCAAATGGCTTCAGGTAATTTATCGTCAACTTATTGGCTCCCCGTCCTTATGCAATTCAGCCTCTTTATGGCTCACTAGTAGTATTGAGTCTATATCAATACCAAACTTAGTAAACACATCTGGACTTGTAATATGCTGTTTTTTGCTATTTACCACTAGATATATTTTACCATTTGATATGTCCTTAATCACAGTACCGTCTCTAAAGCCTAGAATGCCACCTAGGACCGTTTTTGACAAGGATTCTGGACTTCCATACCAAACAGAGAATCCCCAGCTCTCTAAAGCCCTGTCAGAGATTATCCTATATTTTTTACCATTTTTAATAAAATAAGTATTGATCCCATCAAATACAGCGACTCCGCTTGGATATGCTGTAGGTACTGTTGGCGGATCTACTAGATTATTCTGTTGGTGTATTTTCAGAATTGCTCTTATTGACCATTCGAGTAATTTCTGCACGAAGGATAGCAATTTGAGTTTCATAATTTGATACCAGCTCACCGATTCTCTGTTGTAGTGCCAATACTACCAATTCAGCCTTATTCTGTTGTTCGTTATTTTCCATTTTTACCTTTCAGTATATACCTCTAATAAGTGTACCATTATGACTCAAGAGCGTCAAGCCTGGCTTTGATTGAAACTATGGAGTCATTTTGTAATTGTACTATCTTTAATAGTCCTGGTATTAAGAAGTCGCTGTTCCATCTTTGTGGCGTACCGTCTGAATCACGATCTACTGCTATAGGATAAACCTCTTCAAGCTCTTCTGCTATAAATCCTGGTAAATCCATTCCATATCTAGCATCGTCTTCTGGTAAATAGTCGCTCTTATATGTAAAAGATCTAACTGGCAAATTTAACAGTGCTGTAGGGTCCAAATTTGGTTTTTCTGATATATCAACAATATTTTCCTTAAATCTAATACTAGAACCAGAAGCAGCAACTAGTCTGGAAATAGGAGTTGTTGCATCGTTAACTCTTGCAGTACCACCGCTTGTAGAAACTGGATATCCTGGATAGTATATATAGTTATTAAATGTAGCATTTGAACTAAAATGTCCACTAGAATTTATTGTCAGTCCACCATTTGCTAAAGAAATTCCTTGTTCTGCAATTATACTAAATCCTGTGAATCCAGTTCCCTGTATCTGTACATATTGCCCAAACCTAACTGGTTTACTTGTGAATATTGAATAAATATTATTAATTCCAGTTGTTCCAGCAAATAGCCTAAGTGTGCCTCCAGAGTTAATTAATCCGTCTGCATCCATGCTAAAACCAGCAATGTTTCCAGTAGTCGAGGTTATTTCACCATTAAAAGATGCATTTCCAGAAGGAGTAAGGAATACAGTTCTTGTACCGCTAGAGTTATAAATTTCTAAACCGCTACTGCTTAACTTCATTGTATTGACTGTTCCAGATCCACTATTTACAAGAACATTGTTAAGATTAATTGTTCCAGTTGTTATTACTCCGCCAGAGATAGAGGTAACATTAGAGTTTACTTGATTTGCAGCAATTGCTGTTTGTCCTCCAGTTCCAGCAATAGTAAATGTTCCAGTTGCGGTAAGATCTCCAGCAGCACTAATATTAAAGTTTGATCCTAAGCTAAACTGTCCATTACTGTACAGTCCTACAGCCTGACCAGAAGTATTTGTTGTAGTTAAAGATGTTGGTCCAAGTGTAAATCCGCCAATTTGTCCACCAGTGGCAACTATCTGTCCAGTATTTGCCTGAATAGTTACTAGTGGACTTCCACCAGTTGATGCATTGTATCCAACTAAACCTAAAGAACTCATTTCTACACGACCAGCTGTTCCAGTGACTCTTATAGCACCACCATTTACTATTAGGCTACCTCCAGAGTTTATGTTTAGGTTTGATGTCATTGTTGAAGCCTGTGTTACATTTAGTGATCCTCTTACTGTTAATGATGATCCATCCCAGGTAAGTTGGTCTTTTAAACTAAATTTTCCAGCAGCGTCTATATAAAATGGTGTATTAGAGTTATTGTATACACCGCTACCATAATATATTTTTGGTAGTGTACTTGCTCCATCAAGTACTATTCTATTAGTTCCAGTTGGTGAGTCATCAGACCCAACATATATAATTCCAGCAATTCCAGTATTTGTTTTAAATCTATCTACGTCTACAGTGTTAGCCTGTATTTTATCTCCCACGATAGTATTTGCTGCTATTAAGTTACCCACAATAGTTCCAGATGTTATTGATGTTTCAGCATTTAATGTGGATGGTGTTGTAGATGCTATAGACGACCACGGTCCAGAATTTCCAGAAGAATCTGTGGCCCTTACTCTAACATAATATAATGTTCCAGTTGTTAATCCATTAAACGTAGCAACTGTTCCAGTTATAACAGTATCTTCTACTATAGTTGCAAAACTACTGGAAGTTGAAATTTGTACTTGATACTGACCCCTTGCAAGGTCCACGTCATTTTCAGAATTTCTATCCCAATATGCAATTACATAATCTAATCCTGAAATAGCAGACAGATTTTGTGGTGCAGCTGGAGCTGTTACATCTCCAGGAATTAAAACTGATATTGGCGTAGCAGGAACATAAGCGCTAGGGTTACTGCCGTCTGTAGCATTAACCTGAAAATAGTATGTTGTTCCAGACCTTAAATTAAATATTCTTTTAGTGTTTTGTCCTGCCTGAATAAATAAATACTCATCCCAAACTGTTGAGCTTCTTCCATATCTAATATAATGTCCTAGTAAATCTGTAGAAGTTGACCCTGTCCAAGATGCATCAACATATCCTGTTGATCCAGAGGTATCTGATGTATCGTTATACGCAAGGACGGACAGACCACTTGGTGAAGATGGTGGTGTGGTATCTATACCAATTGTTCCAGCAGACACGCTGTCTGATGCTTCTGAAAGTGCAGAAACGTTCCCACTTCTATCAACACCAGTAAATTTAAATGTAAATGGTCCAGTAACTCCTTCTGGTGGTACATATGTAACAACACTATTTATTGAGGCTATCGATCCAAATTTAGTATATGCGCCCCCACTAGATACATAAACATCTACACGATTAAAGTCAATTGGTGTTTGGTATGCTGTTTCAACCCACTTTACAGAAACCCCACCAATGACAGATGTTACGTTTGGTTTTGATGGAACTGGTGGTGGTGTAGTGTCTCCAATAACTGTGTATGTGAATGCTGGTGACCAATCTCCAGATAATCCATTATCACTTATAGCCTTAAATCTAAACGCCCATGTACCTGGTGTTAATCCAGATATCGTTCTTTTTGTTGCCATTAAATATCAAATGCCAATCTGTATTCGATATCGAATGGGTACCCGCCTTCGACAATTAATGGTGTTGCCAAAACAGATCTACTTACTAAAGTTGGTTTTTCTAAATCTGATGAATTATCAAATTTTATTGCATCCATTGTTACAACTGATTGTGAAGCACCAGAATTTACAATTACAGATATCGACTGCGTTTGACTTATTTCAGGTGAACCAGTTGCAATCAGTTGAGCTATGTTATATGTAACTATGTTGTAGCCAATCGATAGGTTGGCTGAAGGTATAGTTAATGTGTAATAGTTTCCATTAAATGTTGATGGAAGTGTTGTTCTAAAAACTAATTCGGTTGGTGTCTGTGTATAGTCTAGTGTTTTAAAGTTAATTGCTGTAGCAAACATTTCTAGCGTTAAAAATTCATCGGATAATGATGCAGTTGTAGAACCACAACCTAAAACTATTCTAGATGCATACTCGTAAGACTCTCTTGATAAATACTTTAATATTGCTTCTTTACCAGCAGTTGTTATAATATTTTTTGATCTTGCTACCTCTACGCCATTTTTATAGAATACATACTCTCCACTAAGAGATTTTGGTGAATTGAACTTCATAGTTTGTAGCCCCCTTAACATCTGTAATTATTGCAGTAACATTTGCCAAATATGTACCGTCTCCAGTAAATGACCCAGTTTGCTCAAATAAGACAGAGTTTACTGTTCCTAGCTTTTCTTCTAAATCATCGTCTGCTTTTTCTAAATTTGCACCCTCTAGTGACTCTTCTCCAGACCCAGTTCCACTATCATCAGATGACTGTGAAGAAGTTTTAATAGCAGCAGATTGATATCCATATGGATCTGACTGATTTACTCCACCAACTAAATCTGCATCTGTGTCAAACGGTGAGAATACGTCTTCCTCGCCTTTAACCTGCCTATTTGAATAGTTTACTTTTTTATTTTTCATGGTATCTCCTGTAATCTGACACTAGTTGAAATTCCACCATTAAATTCCTGGCTAACTCTAGTAACAACAAATGTGTGTGTTGCTCCTGATAGCCCTAGGTCTGGGTGTATTACATCTACCGTATCCCCTAGCTGAATTAATGGGTTAGCAAAAATTTCAGCATCTAGTATTATGATATCATTTAATTTGCCATTTTTCAAGGTTACTGAATTTAACTTAATAAACTCTGCTATATCCTTCGCTTGGCCCTCAGATTGTATCCATTCGCTGTCTATTTCAAATTTTGCGTCATCTGATTTTGCCTTAGATATGGTCGTCTTATATTCCCTGGGTTCAAATTTTTTCAATGCATATCCTAAAAGCTTTGGATAAACGGCAGTAGTTGTTCCAGGAAATGTACTAGCCAAATCTACTGGTGAATTAGTTTCATTAACAACCGCTACTTTACCCCTAAATGAATTAGACTCTAGTATGGTTGCCCCATATAATGTTATAGCTGGACCAGCAGATATTTTTAGTGGTGATGCTGGGAATTTAGTATAGTCAAACTCTGCTACACGTATTTCCCTCATGTGTGGATAAAATTCATAGTAGTCATAATCTTTTTCAAGACTTGCCTTGCTTGGAACTCCAAGGTTTCCTGCTGCTACTATTTCTGTCATAAATCCTCTAATAGAGTCTGCAAAGAAGCTACCGTCCTGAAGAGTAGACTCATTATTTGCCCCCCATGCAGCAAATTTTGTAAAGAATGCAGTTGAGTCACCACGAACAAATACTCCAGCTTTATTTGTCGGTGGTAGTGGTGTTGAGTCTTCTACCTGTATTATTAACTGACCCATTATGTAAAGATCAATACATCTCTTTCCGTTTCTATCAACACGCAAAACTTGTATGTCATAGTCCTGCACGGTTTCAAAAGAAACCGTATCCTTAAATATATTTTCTGGGCTATCTGTTTTTGCTCTTCCAGTAAGACTTCCAACACTCTTAATTTCAGAAATATTACCGCTTGAATTTATTTTATAAATATTTACAGACTTATTTGCATTAGCTGTTTTATATGTTGCTGTCGTATAGTCTAGTCCTAATTCTATAAAGTATCCAGAATTTGTTGCTGGGTTATAGTCAAAAAATATGCCGCCCAGACTGTCTACATCCCCAACCTCTTCTCCAGGTTGCTTGTTAACTATTCTCATTGTGCATTCAAATCTCTTGTAGTTAGATTTCTTTAAATCAACTAATCCTATCTGTATGTATTTTCTTCTTTCAGTATTTGACAACGATGATATCTTGCTTGCACCAGAATCATTATCCGTAGAAAGCTTTAATGCTCTTTGCTGTAAACTAAATGATGGGGCTGTTAAACTTGTTTGTGTTGTTGTGCCAATTTTAAATTGCTTCCTAGACCACAAGCCGTTGTCTGTGGATACTGGGTTATGTGCTATTTGAGTTGTAGAAAACTGTGCTCTTTTGATTCCAGTTAATATTCCAGTATTAGTTATAGTACTTATTCCTGGGTCTGCTTGGACTAGTGACTCAAACTGTTGTCTGGATGATATATTAATATCCTCTGGAGCTCTTCCATCTTTATATACTACTCTATGCCTAATAGCATCATAATATATAATCTCACCATTTAAATAAAAGTATCCAGAAAATGAAGTTAAACCAGAAACCACTTTCCATACCACCTCGCCATTTTTTTGAACAACTTGCTGCATTTCTGGCGCTTGTGTTTGTATTGATGTTGTTTCTGATTGTGATATCGGATAGACTAATGGTGCGGCTCCAAGAACCCAGGCCTCGCCTGGATCCCATATAGATGTAGCATATGAAGACCCTCTAAAACTTACCAACTGTTCTTTTGGATTATTTGCAATACTTTGATATGTTGTGAGAACATCGCTTTGTGTTTCATAAGATCTTCGTGAATATTTTACTACAAGGTTTCCTATGCGTGGCTTGGCTGATTGGTCTATGCTTACTATATTTGACACAACCCCACCAAAATTGTTATATGTTAATATTTGCTCTACTGTTGATGAGTCCAGTACATTTGCTCTTGACTTAAATACAAACTTTCCGTACTCGTCTACAAAAATTGAACACTGGTTTGATATACATAATTGCTGTAACGCTTGCCAGATGGTTTGCTCTTTTGACATCCAGAATATATCTACTACTTGAGTTGATGCTGCAACAGTATCTATATTAATTTCATTTAATCCAGCAGAGTCGAATATTGTTCTTATTACTCTGGATATAGGAAGGTTGTTTCCAATAACCATGTCTGGGGCTTGTGTCTGTTGCAATATTTTTGCCATGTCGTAACAGGTAGCAGAAGCAACATCATTTGCTGATAAATTCCATGAGTCTGTAAAGCCAGTAAATTGTGGTATTTCATTTGAATTAATTATTGTAAATATTTTTACCCCAATACGCTTATCAATTAAATTGTAGTACCTAGATAGTGTATTTTCATAGCTAAATATATTAGAAGTATTGTCAAAATTTACTGTAGCGCTATTTGAGCTAATTTCTCCCACTGGCAAAACTTCGTGGTCTTCAAAATACGTTTTTTCTATACTCCAAGATACTACATCTGAGCTTACATCTGCTTCCAGCCTTCCAGAAACTTCAATAATCTCTAAAGGTGCATATCCAACATTTACTGTAGATACCAAAACCTTGATGCCAGAAATATCTTGAGTGTTAGAAGTTACCGATGGGGATAAGTGTCTTGTTGTTGTCCATGCGCCATTATTATAATACAATGCTAGCCCACCATTTGTTAATGGTGTGGATGATGTATAAGCCTGAACCCATGATCCAGATTGCCTTACAAAAATAGTATAACTGTTTGGTACAGTGTGTGACGTTTCAAACTTAACAACTAATTTATTAACTTTTACCGTTCTATCATAATTGAAATAGATAGACTTATTCACAGAAGTACTAGCTTGATTTTTTCTAATAAAGGCCCAGTATTTATACCCATCATCTTTTGAAACAAAGTAGTTTCTGGTTGCTGAACTTATACTGTAGTTTGACAGTCCACTTACGGAGCTACCGAATATAGACTTTACAATTCCACCTACTTTT